GGCGTAAAGATACATCGAACTTTGTTTTATATTTAAAATTCATTATAAATCTATAGTATTTTTCCAAACAGTCTTGGTTTCTTTTTGTTCTTGGAGTTGGTTTTCGTTTTTCTCAGATTTTTCCCACTTGTTGATTTGATCAACAGTAATAATACCAACGCTGTTAGCAGGAGTCTTTGGTTTTTCATTGTATTCCATTTTGCCCTGTTTCTTAGTGGCGGATTCTGATTTTTTTAACCCCTTTTTAATTTCCTTTAGATATTCTTGGTCGTCCTTAATATCTTGTTCTTCCATTTTAATTTTCTCTTCAAGAGTTTTACCTTCCTGCTCTTTCTCTTCTAAATCTTCTTCTTTTTTAGCTTCCTTTTTAAGGTCTGCGCTATCCTTTTTTGATTTAGCCATCAACTCTTCTTTTTTATTTTTGAAATCAACAGCGCAAGAAAGCATCGCGTCTTTTTTATCTTTGGAAGATTCAGAAACGCATTTAGCCATGAATTTTGAATAGACTTCCTTCTCTTGATCTGTCATGGAAACTTCTGCAATAGAGACTTCAATGACTCCATTAATAATTTTAATTGTTTTTTCAAGAGGAATGGGGATTTGTTCAGGATTCATGAGTTTTACTATGGTGAAGAATTGCGGCAGAATAGAAGTCTAACTGGTGAGATTCAGCAATCTCTGAAACTTCGTCAAGAAGCCCCAAAGATTCAATCTGATTAAAATCTTTTACACATTCTAAAGCTTTAGTTTCCCAATTATCTATTTCGTAAGCGCAAATAACTTTTTTGCAGAGTTCGTCAATAGCAGAAGACTGCTGCTTATTGAGTTTCTTAACTCCTAAGACTTCCTTAGCTTTTGCTTTAACTGTGCTGTCAAAATCTTCAATCTTGTAAATAACTTCTTGAATATTTTTACGAGAGAAATTAGCTTCTGTGATTGCTCCTTGTGGACGACCAGCAGATTTGGGAGTTTTGTTTACTTCTGATGCAGGTGGGGCTGTTACTGGAACCCCACCAACGATGGGGTTATAGTATCCCTTTTCCCTATCTGAAACAAAGGTTTCTTGAGCGGGTGCGATTTCTTCTGCCTGTGGGAATCTGCCAGTATTGAACACTGTAAGACCCTGTTGAGGAGTGATAACTCCAAGTTCCATAAGGCGAGTAGTAACGCGAAGGAGTTGAGTATTGTCTTTGAAGTCAATTTCCTTAAAGCGAGCTTCTGGAAAAGAACGGAAGCCTAGATTTTTAGCAATACGCTTAATTTCTGGCTGTAAAAATTCACTTAAAAATGCTTGACGACTCTCTTTCAAGCGGTCAACAAACATGTCAATCTTTGTGGCGATATTGCCATACTTATCATCGCCAAAGAAAATGTTTTGAAGACCTTGTTCAATGTCCCTGTTTAGGGTTTCATACTTGCTTGGCCCAAGCACCTTGTTAAGGTCTGGAATAACGAAGTCAGCTTTTGTTGTGTAGTCTGAGATGAGAACTCGTCCAACAGACTCGTTTCGGAACAAGTCTTGCATGGCTCTGAGGTTGTTATGGTTGATGCCTCCCTTGTCTGGAGGTGCGCCCATTGTGATAAGTAAGATGACGTTTTCAACTGTGCGAGTGATTGCTTGATCCATTTTCTTGAGTTCAAGCTTGGCATTGATGTCTGCAAGTACAGCGTAGCCAAAAGGGATAGCGAAAGGTTCATAATCTTGTTTCTTGTAAAATGCGAAATGTAGTTTTGTTGGGTCAATCTTAATTTTTAATCCATTCTTGGCAAAAGCGCCAGTATTAATTTGTTTTCTAACCTCTTCTGGAAATGAATTTAAAAGCTCTCTATCCTCATCTGTTTGAGGATGACGAAGCCTTTCCAAATCATACTCTGATAGAACCTTTTCGTAGTTAATGGCGCTAAAAGTTGTAGCGCGTTTAGCCACAATATCAAAAGGATTAAGCATGATATACTTGAGGGGAATTGTATTTGCAGTAACATCCCCTTCTGCTGCGTAAGCGGTTGATAGTTTCTTAAAGTCTTCTAGGTCAAACTTACCATCGGTACGGTAAACGAAAATATTTCCGCTGCGATAGTATTCGCGGAAAAACTGATCCTTCAAATCCCACATGCGAATCTTGCGCATCCAACGATAGAAAAAGTCTCTTGATTTTTCTGTGCCACCTTCAAGATAAATCTCTCCATTGGAGAATTCAGACATTAGATCAATAGCGTTTCGGAAAATAGGAACATTAGCATAAGCTTTTTGACACAGTTCAATAGCCTCTCTAATATAAACGCCATCGTTAGAATAGCTGTAAGGAAGCATACCAGCACGAATGCTGCTATAACGATCAAAAGTTGGCGCTAGAGCCGCTCTATTAAAACGACCTCCAGTAGCCTCTGTTCGTGTTAGACCTTCTCTAGAAGCTTTTGAAACCTGCAATGAAACAGAAGCATCTGATGTGTAAAAAGGTTCACCTGCTAAGACAGGATCAATACTACTTGCTTGAATCTGTTCGGAGAAGTCTAATTGTGACTTTTTATCAAACTTTTTCCAATAATCTGATTTTTTATTATAGGCGCGGGACATCCTTTAATATTACACAAAAAAAGAACGAATCCAACTTTAAAGTTACTTTAAATCAAAAATGGAGTAAAGGTAGTTTCTACTTCTTCTGCTTTATAATCCATCATGTCAAAGTAGGTTTGAATCATCCAATTGCCAAGAACAAGTGCCGAATAAGAATCTCGTCTAGCTTTGTCTGGCCCAGATTGCCTACGGAGATTTGATGGCAAATCAAAAGACTGCGTTCCTTGGGCGGTAGTAGTGATTTGAATCAATGCGCACTGAGCCTTTGTAAGGTCAATCATGTCTTTTTGATGCTCAATGAAATCAATCATTTTGGCGGCATCACCCTTTTCTTCTGAATCAGCAAAGCGTAGGAATTTAATCTTGTCAATGGGAATGTTCTTTGATCTTTGACGCTGATAGTCGTCATCAATGGCAGAAGCTGCGAACCAAATACGCTTATGGTCAAATGCTGATTGCAAAAGCTCGTTCGCGCTACGAATCCAGTAGGAAGTTGGCCTGCGAAGCAAGCATATTCTTTTAGCTTCGATATTATATTGGTTTCGAGCTTCTTTAAGAGCAGCTTGATATTCTTGTGGATTATCAAAGTCAGCATCAAAGCATTCAATTTTAATCCCAGCCTCTTTAAATGTCTCGCTCTCGTTACAAGCATTAAGAAACTGCACGCCACCGTTATAGTCACCAACGATTGAAACAACATTAAAGTTTTGAAGCAAATATAATAGATAAAAAATATGACTCTTCAAGCTAGTACCTGGCATTGCATAGCTGTGAACTAAGGTTCCTTGTTTAGTTTCCTTATTGAGCTTGAAGACTTGCATGGCAAAGTCGTCAGAGCTTTCACTTTCAGACCAAGATGGGTCAAAAGAAAGAATATATTCTGCCTGTGGATCGCCAGCAACTTCAACACACTGACCTCTACCATCTTCAATGGTACAAGCTGCCATTTTACTCACTTTAAAGTATCCGCTAGAGTCATCTGTAAACAAAGAACCAAACTCTCGATCAAACTGAGATTGGCTCATTGTTGATTTAGCCTGCTGGATTAGAGATTGGTCATACAACTGTGTTGGCGCACAATCATAGCTAAGATGCATAATAACACGATGCGCTACATCACTTTTCTCAGGATTGAGAATAAGATTTTCGTACTGCTGATACAACTTGTATAAATATTCAAATTTATAAGAGGCAGAAGAAAGGCCAATAATTTTGTTGTTAGGCCATTGAGTGCGCTCCTCTTCTCTCATTTTGCCGCTCTCAATCAGCTTCGACTCTAGATTGTGGATTTCTTGGCGTTCTGTGGGGTTTTCTACGACTGATAGGAACGGAACAATAACTTCGTTATAGATTCGCTCTGGCATGAGTAGAAACTCATCAATGATCATTCGTTGGAAACGGAAACCACGAAGCTTTTCGCCATCTCCAAGAGGAAGAGCAGTAATTTTACTGCGGCCAATTTCCATCACCCACTGGTCATTGTTTTTAGAAATTCTACTTACAGCTTCCGAAAACATGGAAGCTTTGGGAGTCTTCATAATGTCCTCAATCTTGTTGAAGATCATTCGGCTCTGTCGAAAAGACTTGGAAATAATGCCAATATGAACGCCTTGGTTAAGAGTAGCATCTAACGCTGCAAATAAACCCGTTGTAAAGCTTTTACTCTGACCACGACTCCAGATGCCCAAGAAATAATCAGTGAGCATCATAGACTTAATAGCCATGTGCTGAAACGGGAACAAACGAACGCCAGTTAACAATTCACAAGTGAAGGAGGGATTCTCCTTGAGGAATTTATAAAGCAAAATCTTAGCTTCTTTTTCTTCAAGGTAGCCCTCTTTAGATAGAATCTCTTCATTGATTTTATCGAAATGCTTTCGACGTTTTTGGTTTCCTTCAATCCAAGCCATGTAAAAGTCCCTCGTTTATATAATATTGTAAATCTGTTTTCCACAAATTTCTACCATGCTTTAACAAACGAGGAATTAGCTTCGTGCTATTTTCCCTGTTTGAAGTCATGACAAACTGGCAACAATCACTAAATTCTAGTTGCAAAGTTCTCATGTTATGATAGATGTAAGCTAGATTCGCTTGATGCTTACCTTTGGAATTATTCTTTTCAATTTGAGAGAAGTCACTCTCTACAACCACAAAAATAAAACAATCTTGCTCTCTCGCTCTCTGCAACTCTCTGCGAAAACGGTCATAGTTATCCTGACTTAAAGTGGATTTAAAATCGCCCTCTGATTTTCGATCAACAAAAGTATAGTCGAAAAAATCATTTTCAATAGCATAGTCACCCAAGTCAAGTTTAAGAGACTCGCTCTTTGAAAACGATAAGGGTTGCTGTTCTCTCGTATCAATAAAAATTTTAGCATTCACTTTTTGACGGAAATCTTGGGGTATTTTTCCGTTGTAAAGTAGTTTGCCTCCAGCGCCCGCGCAGGCGTGCGTATAGCTTCCAAAAAACTTCTTGTATACAGAGA